TTGATAGCCGTTGAAGTCACCCTTTGCCGTTCCTGTACCTACGGTGCCTCCAGTAGCTTCAGCCCCGGTCGTGTGACCCATCGCGAAGTAGTTATCATTGACATCTTGCACGATGACCGTCAAGCGGTTTTGGAGCAAGTCTTGGATTTCAACGTTATCCGCTGCGACCAAGTTAGGCATCGACAACTCGAGAACTTGAGAATAGAAAACCGTGCCATTCTCAACCGATGCGTTTACCGCCTGTTGAAATGAACCGGAGTTCTTTGTAATCTCAAAACCTAAGACCGTGATTGCACCGCCAGCCGCAACAACACCCGCTGAAATCGTGCCCCAATCATCTGACGCGAATTGCTTAATCCAAACGCGCTTGATTCCCCCGATCTTATCTTTGCAGGGAAACGCCCTGCCGTTAATTGTTAATGAACAAGCCATATTTGAGGAATTAAGGGGAGGGATTTAACGCCCCTCCCCGAATGAATTAGGATGAGCGTCGAGAAACAGCAATCGACCCTGCGTCAACGATTTGCGTACCTCCTGAGAATTGCATGATAACGCGAGTAACATCGTCACCCGTGACAGCCATCAAATCCAAAACAGCCGCCTGAATGTGGTCGGTGAGAAGGTTGGTTCCGAAGTACAATTGATTTGGGTTGCACATAACGATAGTATCGTTCGGCATACCCGCTGGAGCAATTACGTTAAATCCGAGGAAAGTAGTTGGTCGCGCTGCTCCTACGAATTCAGGTGAGTAACCTGCACCAGCGAACCCAGTCGTGTCAGCCGCATTCGCTTGGAAGATTCCGATACCTGCCATAGCGCGTTGCAACAAGAACAACGACTTGCGGCTCATATAGAGAACCGTGTTCGCGTCTGATTGAACCGCGCTTGGAGCGTTAGTAACAATATCATCGAGCTTCGTGAGAATTCCCGTTGTAGCGTCAGCGTCAGCCGTGAAAGCACCTGCAGCGGTCTTTTCGTAGCCGGGCGTGGCATCTACGATTTTATGCAAAAGACCTTCGAAAGAAGTTCCCGCTCCACCTCCGGTCGCTGCTCCTGTTGTGCTGTTATACTTTCCATGCCACAAGTTGATTTCTACGTTCTCCGCAACCTTTGCCGCTACGTATTGAGCAACGTAAGTTGTGAAGTCAGCGGGAGCCGCTGAAGATTCGCCTCGCATCTGTGCAGATTCCCAAGTCGCTCGAAGGTCTGCGTTGCAAACCTGCTCATTGACTTTCATTGGGATAGCTTCCAAAATAGCCTCGCCCAAAGTCAATTGACCTGCGTCAGGAGGATGAAATTCACAAAGATCATCCGTCTGGATTGCCGCTCCTGAGAACTTACGCAAAACCGCTTTTGAGTGGACATTCTCCAAAACGGAGATGTAATTGTTTGCGATAGAGTCAGCGGACAAAATTGCAGCAGCAACGTAAGGACGTGCCGCTTCGCCAGCATATGTGCCGGCTTCTACTGTAGCGTTAGCCATTATTTAGAGAATTGGTTGTGGATCGCGGCAACGCGCTCCTGGATTGATAAACTTTTCAAATCGACGGAAACAGGTGCTTCCATCTTTGGTGCGCGTGCGATGCTTGGAGAGGCTTGCTTGCTCAACTCCGTAATCTTCGCGTCCCGCTCTTCAATTTGTGAAGAGAATTCTTTCTTCGTTGCTTCGATAGCTTCGGCAATCATGCCCTCGACAGCTTCTCGCGTCAACACCTCAGATGAAGCCTCGACTTCTTCCGCTTTCATTTCTTCTTCCTTCTCCTCTTCGGCTTCGACTTCTGGTTCTGTTGTGGCTTCGTTTACCTCAACAACGGCACCTTCTGCCACGACGAGCATTGAGCCGTCCTGCAATTGATAGTCTCCATCCGGGAGAGGGATTCGTTCGCCTTCGTCGTTCACGACAAAAGCAGAAACACCGACAGCGAATGCGTCCGCGTCAGTCATAATTTCTTGACCGCTTTCAAGGACGGCTGTTGCCATCAAAGCGACCTCTTGTGTTTCCTCCTTCTCTTCGACAGCGAGTTCGACGCTGTACTTTTCGAAGATATCGGAGATGCGTTCTTTCAAAGTCATCTTCTGGGGTTTTTATATATAACGATTTGAGATAGTTAATCCTTACTCGTTAGGTGGTTTTTTAGATATTCAAGTCCGAGTTCAATCTCGATAGCCGAAAGAAGTTCCAAATCGCTTGTGATGGGTTTCTGTTGAGAAAGCTCAAACTTGTTCGTGAAGAATCCCTCGATTGAGAAGCCTTTGACACTTCCCTCCTTAACGTACTTCTCCCATATCGCATCGTTCTCGACCTTCATTGAGACCATCCACGTTCCAACCGGGACATCGAGTCCATATATCCGGCTTTTATCCTGCTCTCCTTCGACGATCCAACTCTCGACGACGTGTAACCCATTCAAGGTGTGTTCGTGTTCGAGGGTCGCATTCGCTTGGTTGCCGTTTTTGAAGTAGAGTTCCATCGCACGACGGACGGTCTTCTTTGAAAAATACACGTAATATTCCTCATCCTCGCTTTTGCGATAGATGGGTTTATCGGGAATGAGTGCCGCACCCATGACAAGACGCTTCTCATTGTCTTGGGTTTTGAATTGGATTTGCTGGTTCTTGAGAGCTACGAAATCCGATTCGATGGCGGGTTGTTCTACGAGTGAGATAGCGTCGATTCCGTACATCTCCGCTTCTTCGTCAATTATGAGTTCAATTATATTCATCCTACTAGTGACGCTTGGTCGTTTATTCGTTGGTTTGCCTGTTGGCTGTTCGAGACTTCCGATGCAATTACATAACTCCTGAAGCCCGTTTGTCCTGCTCCGGCTCCCAAGAAGCCGAGGTCGAGTTGTGGGCTTTGTTGGATTGCGCCTGCCGTCCCTCCACCGCCTCCGCCTCCACCCGCTCCGGGGTTGGGTGCTCCAGGTGATTTGAATTGGCTTCGTGCAATTGTTGCAATTTGAGCGGCTCCAAATACTCCCGCCAAAACCGCTTGGATCGCTGGATACGCTGGATTGATTAAAGTAAACGGGCTTCCTTGCGCGGTCTTGTATGCGTTGATAACTGCCTCCGTACTTGATACAGTAGCACTTGCAAGACTCAACGCCTTTTGAATTTTGAATTGTCGTTCTGCGTTTGCCTCGTCTTTTGATGCGAAAGCAGTCGACAAAGCAGAAACGGCAGCCAAGCCTTGAGAAGCCATTTCAAATTTAACGGATTGAATCTCTTCATCCCGAGCTTTATCTTTTGCGGCTTGAGCGTCGTCGGCATCATTTTTCTGTTGACGATATCGGCTGTCTATGGCTTGTATTTTTCCATAAAACGCTTCGGTCGCTGCTTGAATGAGTCCTTCGTCATCACCAGCAAGAGCGACTCTAGCGTCAAATTCTTCCATAGCAATCAACTCTTCTCGTTCGCGAGCGTTCAATGATTCGCGATATAACTCATCCTCGAGAGTTTGCTTTGCTTTCAGTTGGTCTTGGTAGGCTTGTTCCCTCGCTTTTTGCTCGTCCTCAATACGTTTTTTTTCGGCATCCGCTGCCGCTTGTGCATCTGCTTCTTCTTGTTCTCGTTGCGCTTTTTGTTTGTTCGCTGCTTCTGTTCTGAGCGTATTGAGTTTATTTTGAAGAGTTGTCTGCATCTCCAAAGACTCAGCCGCCAGATTGAATATCTCCGCTTCGAGTTCCGCTTGCCTTTGTTTGTCTTCTTCGCCCGAGTCAGCAAGTTCGTTTTGAGCCATAACAATCGCGAGTTCCTCTTCTGCGTTGGCTTTGCGTTGCTCAAAGAGTGCGCGTTCCTTTGCCCCGGCTTCGTCTGCTGCTGCGATTCGGTCGCTTATGCTTCTAGTCGTGTCCTCAGCAATGAGGTTCAACGCTTTAATCTCCGACCGCTCTTTTGCTGTGGTGACAAGCTGTTCTCTTTGTGCATCGGTCAACGCTTGCCTTCGCGTCTCAAGTTCCTTTGCCAAACGAATCTCCCTCTCTAATTCATCTCCGAGGTCTGCCGTTGCTTCGGAGAACGCTTTTACTGCGCCCTCTCTATCGCCCGAGAAGAACTTCACAACGCTCTCCCCAAACTTGGAAACTCTGTCGACTACGACATCAATCGCTGCACCGACTCCCGCCATTGCAGTCTTGAGCTTTCGCGCCCCTTCAAATGATTGTGTAAAGTACGTAACGACCGCACCCAAAGCCAATACAAGAAGACCGATTCCGGTTCCCGCGATTGCGACCTTCGTAAGGTTTAATCCCTTGATAAACGTACCAACCCCTTTAGCAGCCCCAACAAACTTCGAAGCAAGTCCACCCGTCAGCCTGTCCAACCCACCGACAACCGTTTGCCCCGTGGTGCCGAGGTTCTTGACGGCATTCTCAGACGCTTCGATTGAGCGGTCGAGGTTGCTTGTGTCTGCGGAGACCTTTAAGATAACTTCTTCTTCACGAGCCATATGATAGTAATTATCGGGATGAGTGCGATACTAGCGGAGATGAGAACGTCCAACGCCTTGAACCAAAACGGGACTTTTACCTTCTCGCCTTTGTTCTGGAGTAATTGGATCGCTTCTCCTATATAACGATGATTGTCAAGATTCCTCATTGTGGTTGTGTTGTCCAGCAAA